GCGAGTAAAAGACTTATCGAGCTGTCGACTGGAGCTAGAAGTGAATACGTACAGCTAGAGGCAAGTCGAGATATACTCGATAGAGTAGGTCTAAAAGCCCCAGATAAGATCGCCCATAATCTACAAGGCGATATAAAGATTAACATAGACTTATCGTGAGGCGTTGGTACGCACACCCACTCAGTAAATCGGCAGATTTAGTGGGGGTGGGCGAAACCCACCAGCCTTGGCTGACGAGGCGAGTGCAACAGACAATAAGGCTTTGAAAGGTACATATGGCTAAAGCTAAGTTTAAATATGTAGCAATACACGAACGTATACCTAAGAAGACAAGTCAAGGTAGCAGAAGGTCTAAGATTAAATCATCATCTATGAACAAGCATAAGAAAAGATCATTTAAGCCTTATGCACGACAAGGGCGTTAGTGCGTTTAAAAATTTTTTTATATATATAAGGTTCCCCTTTTAACAAAGGAGGAATAATGAGTTATATCGTAAAGATATGGAGTAATGATACTCTCAAAAAAGAGCTGGTGTTTGAAGCTGATAATGATATACAAGCTATACAGATGGCTAGTGCAGCAACACCAGATAATTGCAGATCAACATATGAAATCATAAACAAGGAGGACATACCATGCCAATGGGAAAAGGAACCTACGGATCAAAAAAAGGTAGACCAAGCGGAGGTCTAAAAGGTAAACAGAAAAATTTACCACCTGCTTTAAAAAAGCGAATAATGGCTGCCAAAAAGAAAAAGAAGTAATGGCAACCAAAGCAGAAAAACTGCATATGGATAGAGTAGCTAACTTAGGGTGTTATGTTTGTAAAGCACCAGCTACTCTACACCATATAAGAAATAATGGAAGTGGTAATGTTGGTATGGGTAGAAGATCTAGTCATTTTGAAGTAATCCCCTTATGTTATGAACACCATCAAGGTAATACAGGAATACATCTAGATAAAAAAAATTTTATAAAAAAATATGGTACTGAAAAAGAAATACTAGATAATGTATTACTTATGGTAGAAGCAGAGTTATGTCGTTCCTCAATAATTTAAGTTTAAAAGATAGAAGAAGATTAAGAAAGATAGTTAAAGCAACTCATCTAAAACATTATCCTACACATATGATTACTGACTATGAAGCAGATAAGTTAGTAGAAGCTTTTGGCGAGGAAACATTATACAATATGCTAAAAGCGAATGTAGGAACTAATGTCGATTAATTTTAAATACAAACCAGATGGTCAAACTCTAAAAGAGTTTATGAAGTCAGATGACTTCTTTAGAGGACTGCGTGGTCCAGTAGGTTCTGGTAAATCAGTATCTTGTTGTATAGAAATATTTAGAAGATCTTTATTACAACAAAAAAATCCACAAGGTGTACGTAAATCTAGATGGGCTGTAATAAGAAATACAAATCCGCAGCTGCGAACAACAACAATTAAAACTTGGTTAGATTGGTTTCCAGAAGATACCTGGGGTAACTTTGCATGGTCTGTTCCTTATACACATAGAATATTAAAAAATGATTTAGATATAGAAGTTATATTCTTAGCATTAGATAGACCAGAAGATGTTAAGAAACTATTATCATTAGAGCTTACAGGCGTTTGGATAAACGAAGCTAGAGAAATACCTAAATCAATTATTGATGCTTGTACAATGAGGGTAGGTAGATACCCTTCTATGAGAGATGGTGGTGCTAGTTGGTATGGAGTTATTGCAGATACCAATGCACCAGAAGAAGATCACTGGTGGGCTATAATGTCTGGTGATGTTCCTGTACCAGATCATATTTCTAGAGAAGAAGCTCTTATGTTAATTAAACCAGATAACTGGAGTTTCTATTCACAACCATCAGCTATGCTAGAAAAAAAAGAAAACAATATGACCATAGGATATGATCAAAATACTTTAGCAGAAAATAAAACTAATCTTACAGATAAATATTATGATAATATTATTAGAGGTAAAACAAAAGGTTGGATAGATGTTTATGTATTAAATAAACTAGGATCTATTGAAGAAGGTAAACCTGTATATCCAAACTTTAAACAAGAACTACATTGTGCAAAAGAAGATCTAATACCAAGTAAACATCAAACAATATATATTGGAGTTGACTTCGGACTCACACCTGCTGCTGTATTTGGACAAAGACTTACAACAGGTAGATGGATATTATTAAATGAGCTTGTATGTTTTGATATGGGTGTAATTAGATTTTCTGAATTATTAAGAACTGAGATTGCAAAACATTACAAAGGATATGAAATAGATATATATGGAGATCCTGCTGGAGATTTTAGATCACAAACAGATGAAAGAACACCTTTTCAAATTATGAGGCAATGTGGATTGAAAGCTAAACCTGCACCATCTAATGATGTAGCTCTAAGAATAGAAGCTGTAGACTCAGCTCTATCTAGATTACTAGATGGTAAGCCAGGATTCTTGCTAGACAAAAAATGTGTAAACTTAAAAAAAGGTTTTAATGGTGGCTATCATTATAGAAGACTACAAGTATCTGGAGATAGATATGATGAGAAGCCATTAAAGAATAGATACTCTCACGTGCATGATGCATTACAATATTTAATGATGGGAGCTGGTGAAGGTAGAACTATTCTTGCAGGACAAAAAACAAGTAAGAATGTTATTGCTAATAAAGAATGGGACGTATTTAAAACTAAAAAACCTAAACAAAGGAAGGTATGGGATCTTTTCAGAAAGAATGGTTAATATATTTTTATCAAGCTGAGAACTATGAATATAGTGATTGGTTATATTTTTTAAGAACAGGTTTCAAACATTGTGGTGGATTAACATATAACCCAGAAGCAGATCAATGGTTACATCTTGAATTTACACACGCAGGTACAAAGCTATCTTTTTTATCAAAAGATGAAGTAGAAGATATACTTGCCTTTCTAAAACAATACAAAGTATTAAGATGCCCAGTCAAAGATGATTGGAAGCTGCTGCGAATAAAAGATATTACTTGTGTATCTTGGATAATGAGATTAATTGGATTCTATAGATGGTGGATCTTTACACCTTACCAGCTTTATTGTGCGTTGATAAAAGCTGGATATAAGTCATTTTACGAACCAAAGGATCCAAACTATGGCAAAAAAACCAAAAAAAATATCTGACATTGTTGATAAGATGAGAGATCTTCATGAACAAGAAGATGAGTTTATGAATAAAATAAACGAGCTTCATCAAGAAGAAGATGATCTTCTAGCAGAACTTGAAGAAGGTTATGGAAGTTTAACATCTAAAGACATGGAAGATCTTGATTTTGATGATGAATGGGAGGACAGATAATGGGTGGTATTTTTTCAAAACCAAAAGCCCCACCAAGAAATGATGCTCTTGAAAGACAAATGGCAGCTGATAGAGCTGCTGAAGAAAAAAGACAAGCAGATATGGAACGTGAATCCAAAGCTTATGCAACTAAAAAAGCAAAAGGAATCATAGGAGCTAGATCTTTATTTGCTAGAGCAGGTGGTCGAGGCTTTTTTGGATAATGAGAAAAGAACATAAAAATCCCAAAGGTGGTCTAACCGCAAAAGGCAGAGCTTTCTTTAAACGTAAAGAAGGTGCTAATTTAAAACCACCTGTAAAGCGTGGAGTCAATCCTCGTAGGATAAGCTTCGCAGCTAGGTTTGCAGGTATGAAAGGTCCAATGAAAGACAAGAAGGGTAGACCGACTCGTAAAGCATTGGCATTAAGAGCATGGGGGTTTAGAAGTGTTGAAGCAGCTAGAAACTTTGCTAATAGGCATAAAAAGAAAAAGTAAATGGCAACAGCTAAAAAAACAAATCCTGCATTATGGGCTAGAGCTAAAGCACAAGCTAAAGCTAGAATGGGTGGTAAACATTCTGCAAGGGCTATGCAACTTGCTGTTAAAATTTACAAGAAAGCAGGTGGAGGCTATAGAGGTTCTAAGTCAGGAAAGAATAAATTATCTAAATGGTCTAAACAAAAATGGAGAACAAGCAGTGGAAAAAAATCAGAAGGTAAAAGACGTTACTTACCTGATAAAGCTTGGAAAAGTTTATCTGCAAAAGAAAAAGCAGCAACTAATAGAGCTAAAGCTCGTGGTGCAAAAAAAGGTAAGCAATTTGTTAAACAACCTAAAGCTATTGCTGCTAAAACTAAAAGGTTTAGAAAATGAAAATAATAAATAAAATAAGAAAAAAATTTCCTTTTATAAATGAAATGATATTAAAGATAGAAAGGTTTTTTAAAAAATAATGGATAAAGCAACAGCAATCATAAAACAATACGAAGAAGCATTATCTATCAAAGATCATTGGAGAGAAAAGTTTGAAGAAGCTTATGAGTATTGTTTACCTAATAGAGAATCATTCTATGAAGAATCTCCAGGTCAAAGAAGAACAGATAAAATCTTTGATGAAACAGCAGTAGTTGGAGTACAAGAATTTGCTAGTAGATTACAAGCTGGTATTGTTCCTACATTTGCTAGATGGGCAGACTTTCAAGCTGGTGTAGAAATACCAGAAGATCAAAAACCACAAGTTAATTTAGAGTTAGATCAAATAACAGATTATGTATTTGAAGTAATACAAAACTCTAACTTCAATCAAGAGATACACGAATGTTTTATGGATCTAGCTGTAGGCACAGGTTGTATGTTAGTAGAAGAAGGTGATGCAGTTAATCCTATAAAATTTACAGCAGTACCTTTACCTAAAGTATGTTTAATGAATGGACCAGATGGTAGAGTAGATACTATTTATAGAACTAGAAAAGTTAAACCAGAACATATAATGGTTTTATATCCTAAAGCTATTATGCCAGAAAATTTTGATTTAATGAGGCAGAAAGAATGTACAATCATTGAAGCTGTATATAAAATTTATGAACAGAATGTAGAAAAATATAAATATTGTGTTGTACTCAAAGAAATGAAAGCAGTTATCTTTGAAGAAATATATAAAGGTGAAGGTTCTAATCCTTATCTTGTATTTAGATGGAACAAAGCTTCTGGAGAAGTTTATGGTCGTGGACCAATATTTAATGCAATGGGAGCTATTAAAACTTGTAACTTAACTGTAGAATTAATATTACAAAATGCACAAATGTCTGTATCTGGAGTATATACTTATGAAGATGATGGAGTTATAAATCCAGATAACATAGCATTAGTACCTGGATCTTTAATACCTGTAGCTCCAGGATCAAGAGGATTAAATGCAATACAATCTGCATCTAACTTTGATG